GACATACGGGCCGGGGACGGTCTGGTAGGTGACGGCTTCGAGTTGTGCGCCCCAGACAAACAGCGTTTCGGTGCCGGTGCCAGTCCATGCTTCTGCGCGGGGAGCGGTGGCTGACGTGATAATTGCGAAGTTAACGCGGGCGCTTGAGCCAGTAGCTGCCGCTGTAGCAGTGGCCACCACCGAGCAACGATACCAACCATTGCCGACGTTCTGAATTGCTGCCGTGGCGGCTGACCCGACAGTGCTGACTGTGCCAGTGGATAGATTGAAATTGGCAAACGCATCGACGCCAAAAGGCGCGGATGCCATATAGAGTTGGAAAAATGAAAAAGTGCCTGCCTTAACGTAGATGCTGGTCGCGTAGGTAGTGTTAGCAAGGATGACGACGCCCATGCCGACTGCGTTGACAATCTGATGGGCGAAGAAGCCAGCGGATGCCGTAAGCGTGTCAGCAGTTAAAGCGCCGTCGGGCGCGGCGGTTGTGTTGGCAGTAACCGAAGCAGTGCCGCCCGTTGACCAAGCCGCGTCGTTAAATTCCTCCGACCGCAGCAGCAAATTCGCAGGCGCGTACACAATCCGCCCAGTGCCATCGACCAGCGTGGCGTTGCTACCGCGTGAGAACGTAACCCGGCTGTCCAGCGAGCCGGAGAGCATGTTCAGGTAGAGCGATGCGCCCGAGAAGGGATCAGCGCCGCCGAACCCCGTGATGAGGCCAGATGCGCCGCTCCACAGGCCGGAAACACCCCTGTACAGCCCGATACCGAGCGCGAGGCCGGAGACGCCGCTGTACAGCCCAGAGGACATTAGGGGTGCAGACCGGTCTGGACTGCCGTCAGACGCACACTACCATTACCCGACGTCTGGCGAACACGCAGCGCCACCGGATTGTAGGCATAGTTACCCTGCCGGTTCACCGTCTGCGCCACGAGGTTCGTATCCGGATGGTCAAACCACGTCGGGGTCACACCTGCGGTCAGCGGGTTATCCAGTGTCTGCTGGATGGTGTAGTTAGCCGTACCAGTGACAACAGTCTGCAAGGCGACCCCAGCCTGACCATAATAGTCGAGAATGATGGGGTTCGAGTTCTTCGCGCCGCCGCTAGCATCGCTCACCGTAACAATAGATGGACGCATCTCAGCACCCCTTCATCTTGCCGCCCTTAGCCATCTTCGGCATGGCGCCCTTGGTTTTACCTGTAATGGCAATACCATCAGCACGGGCTGAAGTCGAGCCGCCAGCGGCGAACTTCTTCGGCTTCGCCTTCTTGTCCTTCATCTCGAACTCCTTGCCGACCTTGGAGGCCACACCGACCTTCTTGGCGAACTTGGGGTTGTTAGCCACTGCGGCCATGAAGCTCTTCTGCTTGGGGGTCTTGCTAGGCATGTCAGTCCCTTCCGAGGAGTTTTTGCACCGTATCTGTCTCATAGATACGGATGCCGGTCCAGATGATGGTGAACAAGGCGGCAACTGCTGGAAGCATGTCCATTATAGTCCCAACGACAGTCACCACTGAAATGGCGTCCAGTAAGCTCTTTGTCATGTCATGGTTGTCAGTCATGTCAGCATTTCCACGCACGAAGGGATTTGTTGATACGGCTGTTCGGGTCGTTCGCGGTCTTGGATGACGTCAGTTTCTTCTTCATACCGGTCATCCGGGCGCAGAACGATTTCTTACGCGGACCACCTTCAGGCTGCGGAGCCTTGAGCCCCGGCTTCCCCGGATTGGCTTTGTTGTAGGACGCACGCCCCTTGGCGTTCAGTCCGCCCTTTTCGGACTTGCCTTCCTTACGCGTCCAAGCCGGGGATTTAGCCATTAGACCATCTTTCCTTTGGTCTTGCCTTTAGTGGCACAGCCGTCAGCACGTGAGCTGGCGCTACCGCCTTTGGCATACTTCTTCACCGCCTTCATGTCCTTGGCGTTCTCGCCAGACATACGGTTGCCGCTCTTACCCGCAGCTATCTCAGCTGGGGTCGGCTTCGCCTTCGCCTTCGGCTTCATACCAACGCCCATGAAGCGCATCTCATCGCCTTCCTGCTTGGACATACGGTTGCCACTGGCAACGCTGTCACCAATCGGGGGCATACCGCCGCGAGAGTACTTCTTCATCATACGAACCGTCCCTTTGTCTTACCCTTGGTAGCGCAGCCATCTGCGCGTTTGGAAGCGGTGGAACCGCCCTTGGCCATCTTCTTGACCGCACCGCCGCGCTTCATGCCGGAGGCTGCGCCCTTCTTCGCTTCGGCTTCCGCTTCAGCTGCGATACGACGTTTTTCGTTCGGGTCCTTAATACCCAAAAACTTCGCGCCCAAGGAGTCGTAGATGGTCCCTCCAGCGAGAGGGCCGAGTAGCGTTTTAGCGACGTTAGCCATTACGCTGCGCTCCTTTCAGGAGAAAACATCGGGTAGAGGACGTCGTTGCCGAAGTTGCCTGTGTACTCCTGCACGCCCATGTGTCCGAGGCTGATGGTGGGGTCGATCCAGACTTCGTAGCCCAGCTCACGAGCCCGGTCACAGAACAGGAAGTCTTCCCCGATGTAGCCTTCTTCGGTGAGCTTGAAGTCGAACAGCGCAGGGACTTCCTTCTCGCAACGCTTGTCGAGGTAGGTCCAATCAGGGTGAGCTGCCATCATGTCGGTGATGACGCTACGCTGGATCAGCATGAAAGCTGTGGCTACGCGCTTACCACGAACCAGACCCATACCGTTCATGGTCAGGTCGCCGTTCGCGTCATGGTCGAGGTCAGCGATGTACGTCTTGTTGACGTCACGCACCCGAGGAACACCCGCCACGATACCCTTCTTGCTGTCCTGCGCCCATGCCATGAGCCGGAAGATATCCTCCGGCTCAAAGTTGATGTCGCTGTCGATGAACATCAGGTAGTCAGCGCCAGCGTCCAGCATGTCCTTGACGAGCAAGTTACGCGCACGGGAGACCACCGAGCAGCCACAGATGCTGCCGATGTTGATATCAACGCCGTGCTGAGGAGCCATCTGCGCGAACCGCGCCAGCGACACCGCCAACTTCAGGGAAACCTTGAAGTCATAGGCGGGGAGGCCGATGAAGATGCTCTTCCCCTTCATGTCGAAGCCTTTAGTGGCCTGCATGGGGAGTACTCCCTATCTACGTATTAGGCTGCGGTCGTGATAGCCGTCCAAGTGGTCGCGCCGTTCGTATTGATGTACGCACGGGTTGAAGTCGAGCTACCATCCGTGCGGAGGTACAGCGACCCTTGCGCCGCCGTAATGGTCGGGGCACCCGAACCAACGTAAATACCCAGACCGGCAGTCGAGCTGGCGAGGAACGCAGCCATACCGCCCGCTGCCGGAGCCACGTTGCTATCCGCAGTGACGTTACCGGTAGCCGTTACAGTAGTAACGGACATAGCAGGGCCGAGTGTGGCAGTGGTGGTCACAGCGCCAGTGGTCTGGTTAATCGAGACAGTCTGGAAGCCGTTTTCCGAACGAACCGGACCGTTGAAAGTGGTATTCGCCATCAATTATCTCCGTGTAGTAGCACATCCCCGCATCGTCGCTACTACGTCTGCTAGGGCAGTCGACACGGGTTAAACACCTAGTGGCGTATCTGTATCATGGTTCCCCGTACAAGAAAAGACCCCCCGGATTTCTCCGGGGGGTCCAACAACCCTAAACTTCCATAGGGTTTAGCTTAGGCAGCGCCTTCGGAGCCGTACATGCCCAGCGGGTCCGACCAACCGAAGCTATAACGCTCACGGCTCTTGTAGCGGACGTTCCCGGTGTCGAAGTCACCGTCCATGGACTGCTGCAACGGGGTACGCACGAAGTGCTTCATACCATTCGGCACATCGGTCGTCAGGAACCAGCCATCCGGGTCGGTCAGGAAGTGGTTGACCGTGTAACCTTCAGGGATGGAACCATTCGACTTGATGGCGTTGATGGTGTTGTCAGCGCTATCGACCTTCAGTTCGGTCTCCAGCAGCTTCGTCGCCACGAACATCAGGCTCGGCGGGACCACCAGCTTACGCGGCTTGGCCGCGATGAGCAGACCACGCTCGTCGGTCCACGCCGCGATCTGGATCACGGCCGCCTCCAGCGAGGTCTCGTTCAGGTCCGCGCCGGTGGTCGGCCGGTTGCTGACGGTCGCGCCGTTGATCAGCGGGTGGTCGGTCGCGAACAGGGTCTTGCCGTCGCCGTAGGTCGGGTTGCCGGTGCCCACGAAGCCTTGGTTCAGCAGGGTCGCTGCTTTCACCTGCTTGGTGTAGGCCATGCCTCGGGCGAGCGCCTTGGTGTAGCGCGCCGACAGCGAGTCATAGAGGTT